TATCCTTATCTTCGATTTTTGAAATTGTTGTTAATTTAACTCCTGTATCAGTACCTTTGACACTTAACATTGTTCCTTTTCTGAATGGCTCCTGGATTCGCAGAGATTCTTCCTTGGTATTTCCTACAGTGTGATCTCGTTTGCCATTTTTAAAAAATACAATATCAGGTTTTCCCACAAAATCCTGGCCATCTTTCTTGTTGGCATCATCAGTGACCATCCAATTATTTGCATTTAGCTTGTTTGAAATTAAAAATGCCTCTACAAAGAATCCTTCCTCATTTTCAATAATGTTAAAATCTGAAGATGCAAAGAATACAGGTTCATTAAGGTTACAGGCCAATAAAAAAAGAAGGAAGTATTTACCATTTTAGAAGTGTTTTACTCTTCTTTGGATTCTTCTTGTGTCTCTTCTTTCTTTGGAGCATAAGCTTTGAAGACACTCTTATGTTCAGTGATCATTCCAGAAGGTAATTTTACAGAATTCATTAATTTTTTCTGCTCTTTGTCTATATGTTCTTGGAATTCTTTGTGTGCTTTTTCTTTATTTTCTTCAAGAAGTTTTTTTTCTTCATCCATTTGTTTGAAGAATTCTTCCTTTTTTGTTTCTAGATTTTTCTTTTCAGATTCAAGACGTTCTGCCTCTTGTTTTAGTTTGGCCTCAATATCTTTGAGTTCTTTTTCTGTCTTAGACATGAACTATTTTTGAGAAAATTCTATATCAGAAGTAATCAATCATTGTTTAGGTTTTTTAGCTGGTTTTTTAGTAGTAGTAATTTCATTTCCCTCATTATCAATCATTGTACTTGTGTCTTGTAGAGGTTCTGCTTCAGGATCAATTTTGGATTGATAGTTTGCAATTCCAAGCAGTTCTCCCAATGCTTCTGCTTTCAATGGATTTAGTTTTGATAATTCCACTACAGAAGATACCAAATCATCCCATGATTCCAGTTTGATGTCTTCAAACTCACATTCAACATGAAAGTTTTTGAGAACATCTTTGTTATCCTTGTAGATAATTCTCCAGTTTTTCATGTACCATTGAGCATCCAGAACTTTTCCTATCTTTGACTGATGATTTCTTATCACATTTTCCTTGAATAATCTCAATACTCCAAGCAGAGTATCACGGTTTGGATCCTTTTCTTTTGATACAAGAGTAGTAGGAACCTCTGCAGATTTGGCAGCAGCTTCGGCATGGTATTGAGCCATCTCTATCATTTCACGGATTTGTGGATTTGTGTTTACGTCGTGAACTTTCATTCCATGTTCGGGATCCTCAAGAGATATTGCATTAGGGGCTCCCACTGTCATGTTATTTACAAATGCAGTATTTTGAGACAATTCTTGATCAGAACCTTTAGTGTCTGCTCCAAATGCAATGATAGAGAATCCAGCATATCCAATGGATGCAACATTAGGGAAATCCCTGTCTTTTAATTTTCTAAGGGAACGTCCATCCCCTAGCATTCTCATCATCTTTGAATATCCAAAATATTTTGCGTTATAGATTGGAGAATTTTGAACATGTTCAAGATAAAGCATATCATTAGCTTCAATCATGTTGTTTGAGAACATCAGAGAAACAGCAGCTAGTTTTTGAGTTGGTTGATCAGGTTGGACAAATCCAATATCACGAGGATGAATCACCTTTACAACATTTGGAATGTCAGGGAATTTCTTATCATTCCAAACAAAAATTTTATCATCGAAATATTCATATGTCAACATATCTCTGCCAAAAATCCAGTGATTTCTTATCAGAGCTTCAACCTTGTCATTCCAGGTTTCATCAAGAAAAGGATCAGTCTGTTTAGGATCAGAGAAACTATTATCAATTGCAATTAGTGGATCCAATAACCATTTGTTCTCATCAAGAACTCTGGCCTGTAGTTCCTCCTTAGTTTCATCTTCTTGTAAGGGTGATCCTTCTTCACCCTTTTCACTAGTTTGTTGGGAACCTTCAGTCTCATCATTTTTTTGAATTTTTATTTTTTTGATATCCTCAATGTTTTCAGAATTGAGTTTTAGGGTTGGACGTACACCTTTTCCCACTGTAAATGATGTCAGAATGTCAATTATTGAACCACATATGGTATGCATGTAAACATCTTGAAGTACGATCATATCAAGTGCGTTCAGTGGATTTATGAAAAATTTAGGGAACAACACTTGGCCATTGTCTTTTTTTCCTGCAACAAACGGAGCTTGCGATATAATTTTTCCTTGATTGATTTCCACATCAAGAGGCTGAATCTGATTTTGCGGAATGTAATTTTCCAGAAAATTGTTTTTGTGACGAATTGCATCTCCATAGGAATAGTCTAATGAATCAAATGCTCCAGGTTCAGGATCTACAGATGTTCTCTTTAGAGGAATTATTCTAAGAAATATGTTTTTCTTTTTATTTTGAGCGTTTTTTTTCTTGAAAACTTTGAATTCCTCAAATTGCTGTAATTCTAATTCTGTCCATCCAGTAGTATCTATTACTGAATAATCTTGCAATTTTGATAAAACTCTCCATACTGAAGAACGTGTTAAACCTAATTCATCTGCAATGTGCTGTTCTGACCAATCAGGATGCTCACTATGCAAATCAACTACTTGTTTCTTTGTCTTTTTATCCAACGAGCTATAATGTGAGCTAGCTCAACTTATGAAGTATTTTAGATTGTTTGTATTTGTTCACAGTGTTATAGAAACAAATCCTACACATTCTACCAGTTTTTCGCTTCATTGTATTTTCAGGAGTAAATTTATGACCATTGATACAATAGATTTTTCTTGCGTTAATAGCTTGTATGCTAATCCCTCTCAAGACATTCACTTTTTGGGTTACAGCCTCAAGATGTTCTGAGTTTACACATTTTCTATTTCTGCAAAGATGATCAATTGTTAATCCTTTTGGGATTTTTCCTTTGTATAATTCATAAGAAAATCTATGAGATCTGACGCTCTTTCCATTTAACTTAAAAATTCCATAACCATTATTTGTTGCAGCTATCCAATTCCAGCAGGAATCAGTTTTTTCCACCTTTTCCCAGAATCTTTGTTCAGTTGTTTTTTTCAATTCAAATACATAGAAATAACCTGAGTGGAGGGTAATCCCCACTCAGGATGCTAGGCGTTCTCACCTTCTGAAAGTATCATGTTTACGCTCGTTTTCCAATGCATTCTGAACAACATGATTAGAAATGTGAACTAGATAAACTTTTAGTTTAGACAGATTATCAAATAATCTGATGGTGTATGTATCTAATGCATTTCTGAACAATTTGTTTTTTAGCTCTGCATATGCCATCACTAGAAAAATTTTAAAATAAACTAGAACTAGTTGTATTGCTTCATTCTTTTTTCAGGATGCTTTTCGCAATCGCATTTTTTTTCAGGACATTTTTTTTTATTCAAAGAACTATTCCTCTTCTTTTTTATCGCACATTTCACAAAGAAATCTGTTTCTCTTGGGATCTGCTTCATGTCGTTTTTCTTTTTCATTATAGATTCCTTTTGGAGCTGAATAAGATGCTCCACATTTATTACAAATCATATTTCTTCCTCCGCAGTTTTAATCATACGCCTTGTTTGATGAATTGTCGTGATTTGTTTCACATATCCATGAATGATATCAAGTCGAGATTTTTCTAAAGGTAGTAAATTAGTTCCTTTGTTTTTTTTGAGAGTTAGAACAATTTGATCAATAAAGTGTTGCTCTTGATTCTCAAGAAATTTTTCATATTCAGGTTTCATAATTAGATTTACCTATCAAATTCTTAAAGGAAATATCACATGAAACCAGAAGAAAAAATCATTTAATAAATTAATAATTTGAGTTGCTATAATAATTATCTCCGAAAGGATCATCTTTTGGTTTGAACTCATGGAATTCTATCTTATTATCAGAACCTCTAGATACGTCCCATCCAATATATGCAAAGTTACAGGCTTGCAATGCATCATCTGGTTCAGAATCCTTGTGAGTGTATTTGATATATGTCTGGCCAGTTGATTTTAGCTTTGTCTGCTCTCCTTCAACTGCTACAAACTGTCTTATGATCCATTTGATTTTCTCATAATCTTCATCATGTCCAGGTAGAATAATTCTAGGACTAGTGAAATCTTTTTCCTTGTATGGATTTTTGATCAAATCAATAATTCTATCAATTGAGAATGTCCTATCAATGGAATAGCGATGCTCTTTTTTCTGAGTTCTCAATTCATCTCTTGTTGGTAATGGTTTTTCAGGTCTTGGAATATAAGATACCTTCATTGCTCTTGAACCATATCTTGCAAGAATTCCCTCTACTCTGTCAGGAGCTCCTCCTGCATCTATACAAATGAAATTAGCCTCATATGCATCAATTAATTCAAGACAAATTCTTAATTGCTCTCTAGGAGAATTAGATTCAACTTTCTCAACCCAAAGAAGCTTGAAGATTTTTGCCTTCTCATCAATACATTGCCATATCCACAGGATAGTTTTGTTTCCTCCTCCCCAATCAATACCAACAATAACTCTTCCTGCATCATGATGAACGTCTGGAGCTTTTGTAAGACGTTGAGTTTTATCAAATAGTTTCAGCATATCCTGTGTAGTTATAGGCTTCATGTCACCTTCTACAAATTTAGCTAAAACGTTTCGAGTGTATTCAGAATGAGAATAGTTTGGATCATGGTATCTCTTCCATTCAATGGACCATTCAGGGGAAACTTTGTATTTTTCTATAGCATCTTCAATAAACAGAGGAATTCTCGGATTGAATAATTGAGACAATTGATATCCATGTCTGGAATAATTCTTTGGAGCTCGAGGGTTCCAATCCCCATCTAGTACATCCAAAAGATAATCATCTTCAATTAATCCGTCTGAATTAAATTCCAAGTCTGCTCTCCAGGACATGTTTTCATAATTTTTCCAATTTTCACCTCGTCTGAAATCATATTCCATTTGGTTAGTAGTGAGCCAGTTTCTATGATACAGAGTATCTTTGAAGCCTCCAGTTCCTGCAATTTCCAAATCACCCATAGTGTCTGCTTGCGTTTCTCTGAGATTGTTGAAC